ATAATGATCAAATCATAATAGATATATCAACTTATAATAGTTTACCAGATATATCTAAACAAAATGCATTTGGAAATACATATCTAGATACAGCTAAACGCTATTATGAACCAACTTTTACAGGATCTAATATTACTGGATATAAGAGAAAAAGACTAGATAGTATTATTAAAACTAATAAAATAGTAAAATATAATATACTAGGAAATGCATTATATGTAAATAATGAAATAGTTAATGTAAGATTTGGTTATAATAGTAGTTCTTATTCTACTACTGGCAGTGGACAAGTACTAACAACAAATACAACAGTTGTTACTATTCAGCATACCAGTGGTTATGTCGATACTGCACCAGATGGTTACACTATTAGTTTTTCAAACAGTTATATCTATGGAACGGAAAGTTCTACAAATAATATTATAACCAGTGTATCAGTATTGGCTAATAATATTACAACTGCAGATTCTGTATATTGGAGTCCAGTAACAATATATGAAGATGAATTAGAAAAAAATCTAAAAAATAAAACAATAAGATTAATTAATCCATCTGCAGCTGAAGATATATCTTCACAGATGTCTGATACATTAGCTAATTTACTTTAATCATATGGCATTAAACTCATATCAACCAGGTGATCTTATTATTAATAGCATGACATTAGCTGGTAGAAATATTTCTACTGGTTTTATATCATGTTCAATATATGAAAGTATATTTGTACCATGTATTGTTGCCGAAATTAATGTAAGAGATAATGATGATGTATTGTTTTCAGCTCTTAAATTATCAGGTGGCGAACCATTTGATATAACATTTCAAACACCCGGCGGTAATAAAATAACATATAAGTTTCTTATAAACAAACCAATGAATCTTGAGCCTAGTGCGCAATATAAATCTAGAACTATGACTCTTCTTTGCACTTCCGAGGAAGCTTTTTATGCATCTGGCGGTGTTGATACATATGGCTATATACAAAAGAGTTATAAAGGAAAATTAATATCTCATAATATTCAAGATGTTTTGAAAAACTACTTAAAAACTAAAAAGAAGATTAATATTGAAGAGACTAAAGGAATTCAAGATATTTTGGCACAAAACGAAAAAGTTTGGCCATTCATAGATAGAATTCGCAACAGAGCAGTATCGGCTCAGAACCAATCTTCAAGCTATGTATTTTTTGAAAATCAAACTGGGTTCAACTTTATAACTATTGAAAGTATGTTTAAAGGAAGTGTCATAAAGAATTTTATACAAGATAGTGCAGTTAGTTCAGATATTACTAAACTTACTGATAATAATATATTTGGATATGAATTACCATATAATTTTAATGCAATAGATAGAATAGATAGAGGAACGATGAAATCTCGTTATAATACTTTTAATTTTGAAACTAACGAGTATATATCTAAGTCTATTGATTTTCCTGCTAAAAATGATAAGTATGGTGATCCTAATAATTGGAATAAGCCTTCATTTATATCAAAGTTTGGAAAATATCCTGGCAGCACTTCTACAATTCCATATGATAATAGATTACCAATTACTAATATACCAGAATCAACACCTAATAGATTAGCATATTCAGGTATGCTTATGCAAAATATAGTAAGATTAAGAGTTTTCGGAGATACAAAACTTAAAGCAGGTGATCTAATCAATATTAATATTCAACAACAGAGTGCTTTAAGTGGTAACCCTAAAAAAGATAATGTGTCTGGCAATTTTATAATTTCTTCTCTTCGTCATATGATTAATCCAGAGGGTGAAAGACCACGTTATTCGTGCGTACTTGAATGCTTGAATTAAAGGATAACATATTATGTTAGATAGAACAGCAGACTATAGTGGAACAAGATGGCGTGGTCGTGTAGTAAATGTTATGGATCCGAAGCAACAAGGTCGTCTTCAAGTCCGTTTATTTGGTCTACATGATAATCAATCTTTAATACCAGATAGTGAATTGCCATGGGCAATACCAAGAAGTCAATGGGGAGCTTCTCTTCTCGGTGTTGGTAGTTCGCCGGTTGGTGCTGTTGTTGGAACTATAGTAGATGGCTATTTTGCTGATTCCGAAAGAACTATATTAATAACAACAGGAACTTTGCAGTCTGCTGGTACGACTAAAACTGGTCAGACTGTAGATGGTTCTTATGTTATAGATCAAAAAAATAATGATATGGCAAATGCTGCTCGTGGTCAAGATTTGAATGCAGCTCTTGGATTAAAAAATCTTATTGCTATATCGCAAGTTGGTGCAGTATTTCCAGCAGTATCGGCAGGTGTAGGTTATTTAACATCTTATTCACCGGGAATATTAAATTTATTAAGTAAAGTTGATCCAGATAATTTATCAGGCGCTATGGTTAATTCTGTTACAGGATTTGCTAAAAATACTGTTATGAATAAGTTATCTAGTTTTGCTCAAACATATCCAGGCGGAATGCAGGCAATAACAAGTGTGCTCGGACTAGTTTCGACTGGACAAATAGCACTAACATCTCTTCCTATTCAACTTCAAACTTTAGTAGCACAATATCCTGGCGGAGTATCTTCTTTACTTAGTTTAGCAACATCTTTGTCTAGTGTTAATTCATTTTTATCTCTTAATGTTGGATCTACAATAAATCAAGCCATAAGCACGGTTTCTTCATTTGGAAGCGCTTTTACTAGCAGCATTAATCAAGTAGCTAGTGTGCTGGTATCTGTAAATAAAAGCAGAGAATTTGCTATTGAAGCTGCTGATCCAGATCCGCCTCTTCAGGCAGATCCTCCTGCTACTACGTCATCTAAAGCATCGACTAAACCTTCTTCTAATACAACAATTGCCAGTTCTAATCCTTATCTGATATCAGAACAGCAACAAGCTGAATTTAATGAAGTAAATGCATCGCCGACAGATCCTCTAGCAAGTGAAGTAAATAGTACTCAGACAGATACAGCAGTAGATAATACCAATTTAGCAAACCAAATAGATGCTAGTATAGTAAGTAGTGCGCAAATAGATTCTGCAGCAATAGACAATGAAAATATAATGAAACAGATTGGCGCACAGCAAGAAACACAGCAAGCTGCAGCCGCTGAATCAAGAAATGTTATAGCTGAAGCTGTTGCTGCGCGCGCAGCTAGAAGGCGATAAATGGAAATTTCAACATACGATTTAGTTACGGGTCAACTGGTTGGAACAGAAACTTTAAACAGTTCTTCTGAAGCAGATAGTCGGCTTCCGCCTTCTACTGCTGCTCCAAAGTATCCATATAATAATGCTACTATAACTCGTGCTGGGCACGAGATGCATTGGGATGATACTCCTGGCAGAGAACGTATCAGATTATCTCATAAGACTGGCACTTATTTTGAAATATCAGAAGATGGAAGAAAAGTAGAGCTAGTTCAAACAAATGATTATAAGTATATCAAGGGCGGTCTTACTCTTACTATAGACAAAAATGGTGATATTAAAGTAGGTGGTAATATCCGTCTAGTTGTTGGTGGAGATGCTCATATAGAAGTGAATGGCAATGTTACTACATCTATAGGTGGAGATCTGATAGCAGCAGTCAATAAAAATGCAGAAATACATGCTGGATCAGATGTCACAGTAACATCTGGTGGTAATATGACAGCTACTGCAAGCAAAAATATCTATGCATCGGCTGGTCAAGATTTAACATCTATAGTAGCTGGAAATATGACCGCAGTAGTAAATGGCGATTCTTATGAATTAGTAAGCGGAAGCAAGACGGTTGAAGTTACTGGAGACTATACCATATCTGCTGCTTCTATAAATATGACATCATCGGGCGAATTTAATATTACTGGTGATAAAGTATTTACTCATGCAATTACATGGAATGCATGGGATACTTACGGTGTTGGATATGTTTATACTAATAATCATATATACACTTATACAAATGGTGTTACTAGTACATCTAGTGTAAAACAGCCGCCTAAAGTTCCTACTCCATAGGATATAAATAACATCAATGGCACGAATAGACTATCAAACACCAACTGCAAAACAGCAAGAATACTTCAGTGATTTCTTGTCATCATTTGACAAGAGTCCATTGTCTAGTGATATTGCTAGAATAACTAATGAAAATTCTATAAAGCAGTCAATAAGAAACTTAGTTCTTACAAATCTTGGTGAAAGATTATTTAATCCAAATATTGGTGGTAATGTTAGTAGAATGCTGTTTGAGCCATATACTGGATTTACTGCAGATGATCTTAAAAAAGATATAATAAATACAATAAAACAAAATGAAACACGCGCAAATGATATATCAGTTAATGTTATTAATAACGAAGATCAAAATAGATTTACAGTGAATATATTTTTCTTTATCATAAATAATCCAAATCAATTGTCACTGGAACTAGTTCTTCAGCGAGTAAGATAAGATGGCAACAGGAAACTCATCAATTAGTCTAGCCTCGCTGGATTTTGATACTTTAAAAGCTAATCTTAAGAATTTTTTACGCACACAGTCTGCGTTTAAAGATTATGACTATGACGGGTCTAATATGAACGTCCTGTTAGATGTGCTTTCTTATAATACTTTCATGAATGCATTTTATTTGAATATGGCTGCTTCTGAAATGTTTTTAGATTCAGCGCAACTAAGATCTTCTGTAGTATCTCATGCAAAAATGCTTAATTATACAGCTAGATCTAATAGATCTTCTAAAGCTGTAATTGATCTTATTATACCTACATCTAATGCTGTTTCATTTACTATTCCAAAAGGAACATCTTTTACCGGTAAAAATTCATCTGGAAACTACACTTTTACAACTGACAAGACATTAACACTTTTATCTGGTAATCAAACTTTTACAGCCAATAATCTAGCTATTTATGAAGGTTCATATTCTCAAGATACATTTATAGTTAATTATAATGATGAAGGCCAAAAATTTACACTTCTTGATTCAAATATAGATACTAATAGTTTGGTAGTTGTCGTTTCAGAAAATGATGGACAATATATAAGCGAATATGTGCAGACTAAAAGTTTATATGATTTAGATGGATTATCAGAAGTATATTTTCTTCAATGCGATATTGATAATAGATATCAAATAGTATTTGGTGATGGTGTATTTGGAAGAAAACCATTAAATGGCGCAGTTATTACAGCAGAATATAGAACAACCGCTGGAACTGCTGCTAATGGTATTGATACATTTACAATTGAAGTTGATTTAAGTGGAATAAATAATACTAGAATAGAAAGTGGTATGACCACTACTACTGTTGCAATATCTTCTAGTGGTGCAGATGCAGAAAGTATTGAATCTATTAGATATAATGCCCCACGTTATTTCCAAACTCAAGAACGTGTTGTTACTACACAAGATTACATTGATCTTATTTTGGCAAATTTTCCAGATATAGAAATTGTTAATGCGTAT